GGTGTAATTTTACCAGAGCATACACCTGATGCGTACATATTTGCATATGCGCTTGGGTATACCTTAAATTTTCTTTTAGCTGCAGCTTTACCTTTTGCACAAAGTTTTGCCATTATGCTCTCGCTGTTTGTTTTGCTCTTTTAAAGTCTTTTGCTTTTGGTGCACCCTTTGCACCTTTTTTTCTCATTTTTTCACCACGTTTTCTTTTAGCGTGTATGTTTGCGTATAAACCTTTACCAGCCATTATGCTCTTCCACCTTTTTTGAAGAAGCCCATTTTAGCTACAACATCAGGTCTTTTCTTTTTTAACTTTGCTAAACCTGGTTGTTTTTTAGGATCAATTTTTTTCTTACCACCCATTTTCTTTTCAGGTGTTCCTTTTTTGTACATACTTCTTTTCATCATGCCACCACCCATGGCGCCACGTCTATTTGCTAGTTTACTATATCTTGGATTTGCCATTATTTTTTTCCTCCTCTAAATATTTGTGTACCCTTTATACCAAAAATACTCGCAACTACAAGTATCCATAAATTAGTGAACCATTTCGGAAGCGACTGGAAATACTCAAAAAACAATTTTACCTTCTCCATCGCAGTTGGATCATCCGACATAACTGCCCACATTAACACAATGATAGGGGCTGAGATGATCACGAGTACAAATTCGTCCTTATAGTCGTTTTGTCTCGCTTCAAGTAGTTTGCCTTGGTAAGCTTCCTCACCTCGGGCCATTTTTTCTGCATGCATTAGTTGTGCATCAGACATAGCCATCTTAGTCTTTTGACGGTTAGCGTAAATTTTTCCGCCAGCCTGTAATGCAATTTTTGCTAGACTAAACCAAGCCATATTAGTACCACTTAGCTGTTCTTTTTTTCTCTTTTAAAATTTTTCCTTGACCTTGAACTTCTGCATCTTGTGTTTCGAACGGATCAGTTGTTTCGATCTCTATTCCACCTTCAACATAACCATCTTTGTTCGTAAACATTTCTTGGTTAAGGTCTTTTTTGTTTTTTTCTGCCATATTAGCTCCTTTGTTAATTACTTTACTCTTTTTTTAAAATTTTGTCGACAATTTTAGTCGTTTCTTTTAATTATCACACCACCTTGGCCCATATCTTTAGCGTTTGGCAATGTTTTTGACAAAATTGTCTTTTCGATTGAAGTATTAGCTCTTAATTTTGCTAAATCTTCGTTTTGTTCTAGCTTTTCATCTTGATTTTGTTGATTCATCATAGCTCTCATCTTATCAAGATTGATTCTCTCTTCACCTTCGTCTTTTTTACGTTGGTTTTCTTGTGCTTGAAGGTCTAACTCTCTTGCTCTTAGCTTAGCAATAGGGTCATTGTCAAATTGAGAGGTAATTTTCTTCTCTTCCTTCATAAATTCTTCCATCATGTCAGCAATCAGTTGTGCTTTTCTTGCTTCAATCTTTTCAGATATCATTTTTAACTGCATTTGCATTTGTGGATTCTGCATTGCTTGTGGGTTTTGTTGCATTGCCATGATTTGTTGTAGTTCTTGTCTAAATTCTACTTCAATTTGTTCTTGTGCCATTAAAGAAATATGTTCAAAACAGTTTTTCTCTAATGAAGCCATAATCATCGGATTATTTCTAGCCATGTTTGTTGCCATAAAATTTAAATGCGAAGTTATGTGTGCTCTATGGTCTTGACCAGGGAAAGCTTGGAATGGTTTCCCAGCGAGAGCATCAATATGTTCTAACGCTGGGTCCTTCGGTGTGGGAACTTGTGGTCGTTTTAAAAGTTTATCAATATCTTTAACGCCTAACGCTTCATACATATTTCTATACGCTTGATACAAATTATGAATTTGTGGATTAGATTGAGCCAGCTGCAGTTCCGACTGTGCGAGGGAAATACGCTGTGTCTGTGAGAAAATATTGGGATCCGCAACTGGCAATATATCTACTCTATCGTCAAAGTCAGTTTGTTTAATCATTCTTTGACCGCCAACAACATCGTAAGGATATTCTTGTGGTAGATATAACTTGAAAACTCTAGACATTAATTTAAATTCTTGTTTTAGGGCTGCATAAATTCTTTTGTGAATAGCAGACATTGTTCTGCTTCCTCTTTCCAACAAAGCTACTGTCGTACCCACTGCCGCTTGTTGATTACCCTCACCTACTTGCAAGTCTGCTATTGAAGCGAATCTTTGACCTGCTTGTACTACGACGCCCATAAGTGCTAAGAGTGTTTGCGATGGTTCTTTAAACGGAAGCATCATAAATGCATCTCTAATATTTCCGCCTGGTGCGTCTACGTCTCTAAATTCTCCAGGTTGTATAGATTGTGCATCATCTCTAATTCTGATTCCTCTTTGTTTAAATCCAGCAGGTAAATTAGATAATGTTCCTGCATCTAGTAGTTGTCTCAAAGCAGCTGTTGCTGTTCTTGATAAACCACCAATCATATGGATTAAACCAAAACCATAAAAACCTAAACCTGGTAAAAATTTAAAATGTACAAAATAATCTATTTTTTTCTTTAATGGATCACCGACTTCGTAGTTTCTTTTGATTGATAAAATTTCTCTTGAGTTTTCTTCTACAGTTACAACGTAAGGAAGTTTGATTCCTGTTGGTTCACCGTCTTCACCTATGTCTTCAAAACCTTCAAGATCTAAATTTACGTGACACTCTAACAAATTAAAAATATCTTCTTCTTTACCTTTAGTTTGTCCTTCAAGTTCTCGTTCTTTTTTCTCTACTTCAGTTTCATTCATTAATCCTGGTTTCAATTCTATGTCTCTATAGAAACCAGCAACTTGTTGTTTTCTTAATTCATTTTCAGAAATTTGTACTCGATGTATGATTGATTCCGCATCGTCTAATGAGGTAGCTGTATACGGAACAATCAAATCATCCGCAGGAACAAATTTAGAGCAAGCCATTGAAGTAGCTTCATCATAATATACTTTTTTAAAAGCAGATCCTGCCAACGGTAAATGAAATAACATTGAATCAAAATCTGGTTCATATTCTTTCATCTTTTCCATTATTTGGTAATTCATAAAATCTTTTACTCTTTGAGATTGTTGTTCTTTTTCTGGAGTAGGCACACCTAAAATTTGTGTTCTAACTGGACCTTCTGCTGGTAATAATTCTTTGTAAGCTAATGCTTGAAACTGAGTTACAGCTTCAGCTAGTACAGGGTGAGTTGCGCCTGATGCACCTTGAAACGGTTCTGTTCTTTGATCGTATTTAAATCCTAATAAATCTAAACCTTCTCTGTAAGATCGTTCCCAATCTTTTCTAGAATTTTTATAGTCTTGGTAATTTTGAAAAAGTGTTGAACCTAATCGTCCTAATACATCATCAGGTAAATGCTCAGCTAAGTTATCGTAATGATTTTCTCCGCCTTCAACAGATCCAATTGCAGGATCGTAATTAATATCTACAGAGCCATCTTCGTTTTCTGTAACTTCTACAGGTTCACCTTTTTCATTAACTTCTTGTTGCTTTTCTTGTTCAGCAACTTCAATTTCTTCAGGTGATGGAACTTTTAACTCTTGCTCTACGTTTGGTAGAGACTTGTCTATGTCTGCCATTTATTTTCTCCAGTTTTACAGGTTTAACAGTATTATAATTAATAAGCAACCCCTCAGACTGAGGGCCTGATTTAGGGGGTATTGTTTTAGTCAATTTCATCAAACACCTCTAGTTCTGCAGCCTCATCAGCTGCTTGTTCTGCTCTAACCTCAGCTTGACCAACGTTGTATTCACCTGATTTTAGTCCTTTAATTTTTTTACCTGTTGCAAATTCTTCCATAACTCTTGTATCTGATCCTAACATTTGATCTAAATCTTCAAGAACCTCTACATCGAAATCAGTGTTGCCATCAGGATCTACGTTAACAGGCACTTCTTCTTGAGCAATAAAATCACCTGGTCTCTTTACAGCCTTGCCTGTTGTTTCATCTACTAACTCATAGCCTGGTGGTTCGTATTCAATTTCATATGATCTTCCATATTCATTTTTGCCTGACACAAAAACTTTACCATCGTCATGTCTGTAAACTTCTATGCCGGGTAATTCTTTTACTTCATACTTCATAATATGTGCATCTATTTTTTTACCTGTGCCACTAAACATAACTTTGTTTATAAGGTCAGGAAACCAGTCTGGCATTTTAGTAGAGCTACCTGCAATCTTAACTATAGGTTTGGCAACTTCTGATTTTCCTATAAATTTACTAAAAATAGGTAGGGACGCAATGCCTGCCATAATTTTCATAAACGTTCTTCTTTTAGGATCTATGGGTCCATCAGCAAAACCTATTCGTCCGCCGTTAGCTGCCATGATACCACCTTCCATATCAAATCTTTCGTCTAACTCATCTGATGTAAGTTGCTCTTGTGGTAAAAATCTATAGTTGTCTGCGTAGCTATCTGTTGCTCCTTGCACACCTGTAGACGCTGCCATGATTTGTTGTATTTGATTTTCAATAAAATTTGGATCTTTTGCCATACGATCTCCAAAAATTAATCCTTGAATACCTTCTAAATTTTCTTTTCTTTTCATAGCTTCTTTTGTTGCAAGCTCTCTTGCAAGTAAAAGAACGTCAGGGTTATAAACTTTTGGTGCTCTAGTTTGTATGTCT